ATCGACGACCCCTTCAAGAACATGCAGGAGGCCGACTCGGCCACCCACCGCCGTAAGGTCGATGATTGGATGGCGTCGGTGTTGATGACCCGCCTATCTCCCGAGGCGTCGGTGATCCTGATTCAGACCCGCTGGCACCCCGAGGACCTTGCCGGCAAGGTGCTCGCCGGCGAGCTGGCGCTGCCCCGACACCAGCGCACCTGGTGCCACCTGAACATCCCGGCGGTCGCCGAGAAGGGCATCAAGGACTCGCTGAACCGTCCGCACGGCCAAGTCATGGTGTCCGCGCGTGGGCGCACCAAGGAGGAGTTCGAGGCTACCCGGCGCACCGTCGGCGAGCGGGTCTGGTACGCGCTCTACCAAGGATCGCCGCGCAACCCCGCCGGTGGCCTGTTCGAGCGCAAGTGGTTCGAGCCGCGCGTAGACACCCTGCCCGCCAACGCCGTGGCCGCAGCGGTGGGCGTGGACCCCGCCGACTCCGGCGAGGGCGACGAGACCGGCATCATCGGCGGCCTGCTGGCCGGCGACGGCACCATCATCCTGGCCGAGGACCGCTCGGGCCTGCACACCTCGGATCAGTGGGGCCGCAAGGCCGTCGAGCTGGCCGTCGAACTCGGCGCCCGCGAGATCGGCCTGGAAGGCTACGCGACCTTCAAGACCTACGAAAGCGTGCTCAAACGGGCCTACCTCGAGATGCACCGCGAAGCCCGCGAGAAACTGGCCAGCGGCGCGCAGCTCACCGCGGTCGAGATGCGCCTGCTCTCTCCGCACCAGCCGTTCCTGATCGTCAAGTACACCGAGGCCGGCGATCCCGTCGGCCGCGCCGCCAAGCTGCGCCAGGACCTCGAAATCAAGCGGGCCCGCGTGGTCGAGTACAAGATGGGTGTCTTTGAGGACCAGGCGGCGGACTGGCAGGCCGGACAGCACTGCCCTGACCGGGTGTCGGCGGCGGTGATCTGCCACTGGCGGCTCTCCCGGCTGGGGTCGGGGACCGTGGACTACACCAACCCGCTGTCGGGCCGCTTCACCGAAGGTCGCCCGGCGCCGGAGTGGATGACCCGCTCGCTGCGCCCCAGCGGCAGCATGTTCCCTTTCGGCCGCAGGTAGGCCGACCGATGCACCCCGGGTTGCCAGGGTGCTGCACTCATGTGCAACAAGAGAACTCGGCTCCGACTGGCCTTCGCGGCGATCTTCGTTCTGCAGGCGCTGATCGCGTTACCCATTGCCGCACACGCGGATTCGGTGAACTGGGACGCCATCGCGGCGTGCGAGAGCGGCGGCAACTGGGCCATCAACACCGGCAACGGCTACTACGGCGGGCTGCAGTTCACCCTCGGGACCTGGCGCGCCAACGGCGGAGTCGGGATGCCCAACGAGGCCAGCCGCGAGGAGCAGATTCGGGTCGCCGAGAACGTGCTTCGGTCTCAGGGGATTGGGGCGTGGCCGGTGTGCGGACGTAGGGGCTAGCGCCGCAGCTGCAATCTAAGCGGGCCAGTGAGCGGATTCCAGGCCCATCCTCGATGTAGTGAGGGGTGAGCGTATGGCCCAACGTGTCGCGGTGCAGGACGGCCAGCTCGGCGATCCCGTCGAGGTCGTACCGAATCTCCCGCTCGCTCATTGGTCTGCCGGGTGGTTGGTGATAGAGCGTTCAATCAGGCTGGGGAAGTAGTCCGTTTGCAGACGGAACATCTCGCCGCGGAATTGCATGACACCACCGCGCAGCGAGCGGGATCGCCACCCGTACCGGAAGCCCGACCAGAGAGACAGTCGGAGCCGTTTCCCGAGGCCATAGCCAGACCTGACCGGGAGTTCGTGTTCTGTCATGCTGCCAACCTTTCCACGGTGACCTCGGCGCCGGTGGGTTCGCCCTCCTCGGCGATGCGCTTCCACACGTCAAAGCTCACCACCTGGGAGTCGTCGGTGTAGACCACCCCGGTCATCGCGTCGCACACCCCGCGGATCAGCTTGTCCAGGTCGGGCTTCTTGGTCGCCAGCGGGGTGGGCTTGGTCTTGGGCGTCGACTTCGGACGAGGCATGACAAACCCGATCCGCACGACCACCCCCACGTCGGCGGGAACCGGAGGGGCGCCGGCCATCGCGCTTAGCGCGGTCAGCTTGGTGTCATGGCGCCAGTCCTTGAGCGCGGCGCCGGCGGCCTCAACCACCACTGCACGCCGGGTGTGCGGGTGCACGAACGCGCGCTTGGAGCCCTGTGGCTTGGGGATGCCGTGGGCGAAGAACTCGACGACAGTAACGAGGCTGACAGCGGGGGCAGTCATAGCCCGAGATTGTTATAGCTGACGTCGAGGTAGACGGTGTTGGGCTCCGCCCAGTCCGGCCGGTCATCCTCGCCGGGATCGACCACGGCCAGGCGGTCGGATACACCGGCGTGGTCGTCGTAGAGCGTCAAGATCGGCGCATTGGGGTCTTTGCCCTGCAGTGCGGCGATCAGCTCGCCCACAGTCTTGATGATCATACACAAAGCCTAGCACACTCGGCATTGTGGTGGTACACTGCCGACCATGTTTCTCGTGCTCGGAATCTACGTGCTGGCGGTGATGCGCCTGACCCGGCTGATCAACGCCGACACCATCCTCGACAGCCCGCGCATCGCCATCGCCCGCGCGTTCGGGCCCGGCTCGAAGATCGTCGAGTTCTTCAACTGCCCGTGGTGCGTGGGCTTTTGGCTGTCGCTGGGTGGGGCATTTGCCCCAGTTGCGTATCTCGGCTGGCCGTGGTGGGCCGCGCTGCCGCTGGGCCTGGCCTGCAGCCAGATCGTCGGCATGGCCGCGCCGCTCTACGCCGACGACGAGATCGAGTTCGAGCCGGTGACCGAGTGATCACGCTCAACAGGGCTGACCCCTGCGTGTGCGGGCACATCCACCCGTGTTGTCGATACCTGGTCGACGGCGGATGCCCTCACGCCACGAACGGTGACCACAAGCATGCACCGAACAAGATCATTGAGTTGACCGAGTCGGCGGGGCCTAGCACGCCAGATCGCTAACTTGGCAGCGTGGCGGCTCCTGGACTTCGCATCGTTCGGCGCCCGCGGGGGCAGGCCCGCAAGGCGCTCGTGGCGGCCAGCGCGCCGGTGGAGACCACGTCCAGGTCCAATCAGAGCCCCATGTCGTTCGCCGGACGCACCGGATGGCAGACCGAAGCGTGGAAGTTGCTCGACGCGGTCGGTGAGCTGCGCTACTACGTCGGCTGGCGCTCCAACGCCTGCTCGAAGGTCAAGATCATCGCCTCCGAGCTCGACGAGCAAGGCGACCCCACCGGCGAGTGCTCCAACGCCCGCGTCAATGAGATCGCCTCTAAGATCGCCGGCAACCAGCACGGCCGCGCCCAGCTGATCCGCCGTCTCGTCGAATGCCTCTCGGTGCCCGGCGAGGCCTGGGTGGCGATCATCTACCCGCCCGGCACCGACCCTGATGGCCCCGGCCGGTGGCTGGCGCTGTCCCGCGACGAGATCAAACACAAGGGCCGCGAGGTCACCATCGAACTGCCCGAGGACGCCCCCGACTACACGCTGAGCGGCGAGGACTCGATGTTTCGCATCTGGGTGCCGCACCCGCGCAAGGCCAAGGAGGCCGACTCCCCGGTGCGCGCCGCATCGGACGCGCTCTACGAGATCGTGCGCACCACCCGCAAGATTCGCCACGCCGACAACTCCCGGCTGATCGGTAACGGGGTGGTGTTCGTGCCCCAGGAAATGAGCCTTCCGATGTCGACGGCCCCGGTCGCCGCCGACAAAACGGGCGGTGCGCCGGTACCGCCCGAGCTGTCCGGCAACCCCGCGGTCCGAGAACTCGCTGACTTGCTCTATGCCGCGGCCAAGACCGCCTACGAGGACGAGGACAGCTTCGCCTCGATGATCCCGATATTCGCCAGCGTGCCCGGGGAGAAGATCGCCGAAATCCAGCACATCACTTTCGGTACCGATGTCACCGACCAGGCCATCAAGACTCGCAACGACGCGATCGCCCGGTTGGCCATGAGCCTGGACGTCAGCCCTGAGCGGCTGCTGGGCTTGGGCAGCTCGACCAACCACTGGTCGGCCTGGCAGATCGGCGACACCGACGTCCAGCAGCACATCGCCCCGGTCATGGAGCTGGTCTGCCAGGCCATCACCGCCCAGGTGTTCTCCCAGGTGCTCGAAGCCGAGGGTATCGACTCGACCAAGTACCTGCTCTGGTACGACGCCAGCCACCTTACGGCCGACCCCGACAACTCCGAGAACGCCACCGAGGCCTTCGACCGCGGCGTGATCACCGCCGACGCCTACCGCGAGTTCCTCAACCTCGGTGACACCGGCTACGACCTGCTCAACGGCGGCATGCCTGAGTGGAAGCGCTGGGCGGTCGACCGTATCTCCCAGGACCCCTCGTGGCTGGTGCAGCTATTGCCGCTACTCGACCCCGCCCTGCAGGCGCTGGACTTCCCTGACATGAAGGCGGTCGAGGAGGGTCAGGGTTCCGGCGACGGTTCGGGCACGGATAACCAGAGCGGCCCGAACGACACCAATGAGGGCTCCGACCCCGAGACCGAGAACAAGGGCCCCGGTTACGACCAAGGAAAACGCGGCCGGCCCAAGGAGGTCGCTGCACACCAGGCCATCGTCGAGCTCATGGTCAGCCGGGCCCTCGAGCTGGCCGGAAAACGCCGCCGCAATCGCGCCAACCACGAGCGGTTGCGAGGCGTTCCCCTGCATCGTGCGCACAAGGTCATGGGACCAGTCACGGATGCAGAGATCCCCGAGCTGATCTCCGGATGGGACTCCGCCTTGGAGCAAGACGCCCTCGCCTTGGTTGGACTGGACATCGACGTGGTGCGCACCGAGGTCAAACGCCAGGTGCGCCGCGAGCTGACAGCGCAGGTCGTCGATGCCTGAGCCGATCCGACCGGAGGTCTACGACAAGGTCTGGGTCGCTCATCACGATGCGAAAACCCGACCCACCCACCTCGCCGCCGACGGCCAACGCGCACCGTTCAGCGGTAGCTTCACCGTCGGTGGCGTCGAGCTGCGTTACCCCGGAGACCCTGACGGGCCGCCGGACGAGGTGAACAACTGCCGGTGCCACATACGGATCGAGCAGCGGATGGAAGCCCTGACCGCGGGGGTGACCCCAACCGAGGAGGAAATCCAGATGGCCAACAAGCTCGTCGCCGACGTCGCCGCCCAGGCGCAGGCCAACGCCCGCGAGGTCGCGCAGCTGGCCGAAGGCGAGCCCGACCCGAACATGTACCGGACCTTCACCGACCAGCCCATCGCGCTGATCGGCACGCCGACCTCCGACGGCCGGATGCTGTCGAAGAACATCGAGATGAGCTACCGCTCGTTCCCGCTGCCGCTGATGTGGTGCAAGCAGGCTTCCGGCGGCCACACCGACGCCTATACCGTCGGGGTCATCGAGGACGCCCGCATGGTGGGCACCAACATCGTCGCCAGCGGGTATCTGCTCAACACCCCCGAGGCCGACGAGATGGCCAACGAGAACGCCCACGGTGTGAGCAACCCCAGCGTCGACCTGGCCGCCGCGGAGTGGTCCTACACCGACGAGAACGGCCGCGAGATTGGTGAGGGCGAGCTGTGGGACCGCATGGAAAACGGCGACCCCATCATCATGACGTTTACCAAAGCCGAGCTGATCGGCACCACGATGGTTTCCACGCCGGGAGGTAGCCATCGTGGCCAGCGCCGCCGAGGAGTTCCGCCCCCGCGTCTACGACCACCGGCTGTTCGAGGACCCCAAGCTCGCCGGTCCGACGTTGCCGACGATGGGCGACGACGGGCGCATCTACGGCCATCTCGCGGTGTTCGGCCAGTGCCACCGATCGGTGCAGACGGAGTGCATCTTCGTGCCGCGCTCGCCGACTGGATATTCGCACTTCCACACCAGCCCGGCGGTACGGTTGGACGATGGATCGCGGCTACCTGTGGGTCGGCTCACCGTCGGAACAGGACACGCTGACCCGCGCCTTCGTCCAGGGCCCGCCCTCGCGCATTACGACAACACCGGCAGCTGCTTTGCGCTCGTGCGTGTTGGTGAGGATGCCCACGGCATCTGGTTCTCTGGGGTGGCCGCACCTGGTGCGGATGCGGACACTATCGCAGCTGGGGTTTCAGCCCCGCTGAGCGGCGACTGGCGCGACTTCGGTCAGGGACTCGAACTGATCGCCGCGCTGGCGGTTAACACCCCAGGCTTCGCCGCCCGCGGCATCGATGACGACCAGGGCCGCCCGATCGCGCTGGTCGCCAGCGTCGGCCCCTCGCCAGCGCGCACCGCGCGGGGCGGGGCGGTGCACCTGACCCGGGACGACATCAAGGCCATCGTGGCTGAAGCCTTCGATGAGTCGCGTAATCGGGCCCGCCATGCCGCAGCGCGCGACGCCGCGCTGTCTCGCGCTGCGGCTTTCGTGGCCGCTGAGGAGTCGCGGTCCGCGCGCGAGCAGATCGGTGAGCTGCTGAGCTTGGCAGGTCGCTGATGGGCTGTGGGTGCGCCCAGCGGGCTAAGGCCGCGGTGGCCGGCCTGAAGATCGTGGGCTACCGCATCACTCGGCCGGATGGGACCGTCGTCCCGGCCGAAGACCAGGCGCCGTTCATGTCCCTTGCGGAGGCTCGTGCCGAGGTGCGTGCTTCGGGAGGGGGCACGGTGCGCACAGTCACTCGCAAGGTCTAAGTGCCGCGGTTTGTCGGCGTCGTCCTCAACGTCGGCGACCACCGCGGTGCCGTCGAACGCGATCAAACTCGGCCCTGACGCGCTCGGGCTGACCAGATAGCACACTACCAACATCATGGCGATGGCCGTGGCCGCTGCCTCGCACACCCGCCGCACCCGGTCGTTGGTGATGGCTGTGTAAATCTGCGTGGTGGCAACGCTGGCGTGCCCCAAGGCATCTCGCACCGCCAACAGGTCTCCAGTGGCGGCCAGACCCTTGGTGGCGAACCGATGCCGCAGCTTGTGCATCGACCAGCCAGGCGGCATCAGGCCGCCGATCAGCTTGCCGACGTACATCGGTGACAGGTGGCCGTTGTCATCGCCAGGGAACAGGTACCCATTGATGGGGACCTGAACGACCTTGCTGCTCGGCACCGACGTTTGGGCGCCGCAGTCCTTGCAGCGGTAGCGATCGCAGGTCTCGATCCCGACGGGAACACGTCCGCCGTTCTCGGTGCGCCTGGTGTGCGCCGGGACCCTCCCGCGCGAGATCACCCGCGGCGAGTTGCATTTCGGGCACGACCACAAACGTTCCGTGCGCACCGTACGCGGCAGGCCGTTTTCGATGTACGTGCGAATATCTGCGGCAAATTGGTTAGTGATGGGCACAACGCGCTGACGGTTACCCTTGCCGTGCACGATTAGCGCCCACCCGATTCCGTCATTGATCAGGTCGTCGAGATGGCACACGGCGACCTCCGAACGACGCATGCCGACCTCGCCGGCCAACCGGACCATCATCTGTTCGCGCGGTCCGGCCGCCATCAGCAATTCGTTCCACATTTGATCCGGACACGGCCGCGGCTTCGGCTTGTCAGCGGCCACTCTCGGCAAATCTGCGGCGGGATTGGTTGCAGAACGTCCGTTTTCAACGGCCCAGTCGTAGAACGCCACCAGGGAGCGGCGCCGGGAGCGGCGGTGTTCGTTGGACCAATGCTGATCCGAGATCAGTTTCACCAACAGCCCCAGGGTGACCTCGCGCGGGGACTCGGTGACGCTTCGGCTGGCGAGCCATCGTAGATGTCCGCGTCGCAGACGGATCGTGCTGCGCGGTGTGCCGCCGACCTCCATCCAAGTCATCCAGTCTGCAATCGCGGCCTCCCACTCGGGCGGCAGCATGTACGGCCGGTTTTCTCGACCCATGAGTTCGGTTCCTTCCGAAACTGGTGCGTGACAACAACTCTTGGTTGCGTCAGCAGAACATAGCGCGTCCCTAACAGCGCTGCAAACATTTAGTGGAACTTTATTTTTGCGGTCAGCAAACTGGGTTGAGCGGCGAGCGTGCGCCATGGTTATTGGTTCCCCTTCTGGTCGGTGGTGCTCTTTCGTGGTTCGACCAACCACCGAAGGGTTGGAGGTTCGAGTCCTCCCGGGGGAGCCTTGGGCCGCCGCCGCGGTGGGTCCCGCCGGTGCGGGGCCCCGCGGCCTGTGGACAGCGAATCCTTCCGTT